ACTTCTGAATTTTCTGGTATGTCTTTTATGCTTACTTCTAAAGTTTTTTCATATTTAGCTCTAAAATAGAGACCCATTCCCGGTCCTTCTTGCTCAAAAACAATTTCAACATTGTTAGGAAGGTTATCTCTTTCCCTACGAATCAATTGCAATGCTTCTGTTCTTTCGTTCTCCATTACTGTTTCATAGTCATCTTCATCATCATCCATTACTTCTTCGTATCCACCTTCATCTTCAACATAATCAGCTTCGTCATCAAAGAAATTTTTAAATAATTTTTCTTTTCCTGTGTCAAAATATGTTCCTCCGGTTAACACATGATCTTCTGGATCAAGTTCATCTATTTCTTGTTTATTTCTAAGAAAGTTTTTCAATGTGAAGAAAAATCCGGGCATACTTTTACCATACATTTTCATTTCTGGAACAGCAACTTCTGATTTATCGCTTTTGCTTTCAAATCTTCTTATTCTTATTCTTGACACAGGATAAATACCGTCTTTGTTTCTTTCTGGATCTGCAAAGATTTCATCTTGGTCTAAGTCTACATTTTTAAGATCTTCGTTTTTGACGACATAAGCTACAGCTCCACCTTCTTTTTCTGCTTCCTCAAGAGCGTGGTGAAAGAAGTCACCGGATGGAGCATGGCAACTTCTACCTCCTGCTTGATTTGGAAGACAGTCAAAGTCACCCATCCTAACAACATCTATCGGATTTCTTGTGATAATGATAGAATAATTTTCATTAGAATCTTTTGATTTTGTTACTATTTCTTTTGTAGTTTTTAATGATTTATAAATATCTGGTTGTTTTTTAGCCCAGTTAATGACAGGTTCTGGAAGTTCCAGACTATCTATCAACTTCATTAGTTTTACTTTTTCTGGACTTCCATTTTTGGCTGTGCGTGTTAATAGTCCTGTTTCATAGTCATATTCTTCATCATCTAATTTTTTCACTAGATACTTTGCTGATGGATCAATACCAAAGGGCACAGCAATACGATCTTTTTTGCCAAAAACATTATTAAGTGTGCGATGTGAGACAGACTTAATTCTTGTTGCTATTTCTTGATTGATTTCATTAATCAACCATTCTTTGAATTTCATAATATGTATATATTAAAAAAAACAATTTTTAAAAGATTAGTTGTTGATAAAATATTTTGCTTTTATATTTGAGTCATATCATGTCCTAAAAGTTGAAATAATAATTTGCGTATTTTTGTTTTTTTCCACGGTCCTGCTCGTTTGCAATTTTCAAATGCCTGTTCAAGTGATGATTTGTGAATACTTTCTGGTGCTACACGCAAAATGTATTTAACAACGTCAATAGGATCTTCATAGTTGTCATCGGAGCATGCTCTCAAGAATATAAGTTCATAATTTGAAGCCCCAGCATCAAACAACATTTTAGCTGTTTGAACATTGTCAGTTATCAAAGTTGAGTACACAGCATTATTCAAGATATTTACAGAAGGTTTGGTTTCATTTAATAAGAATCTTAATATTTCTAGTGATTGGATTGCAGCGTCACTCATAACTTTCCGTAGTAAATCAGTATATTCATCTATAGGATTTTTTAATTTTTTAAACAAATAACAAAACGCATCATAAGCGTTGTGTTGAGCTGCACCTCGGATTGCATCAACATTAGCCGTATCAGATATGCGCATAGGCACTTTTTCTTTTAAATATTTTAAAACATCTGTCGCATTGTGAATAGCAGCAGTTTCATATATGTCAATTGTGGTTCGAAGTGATTCAAGTGCTTCTGGTTGTCCGAGCATAATGTCTATAATTTTATAATTCTTGTCTTTTACGACTCTAGATATTGAATAGTAAGAAAACAAACTTACTAATTCTTGAGGTAATTTTTGTTTTACTGTTTCAGTCAATTTTTTGACAGTATTTACATCCTCGCTAGTAACAGCGTGTTGCATCATAAACTTAGCAAATTCGATATCAATTTTGACATTTGCCAAAATAAAATCAATGACATCATCTCTCTGGTTATCAATTGCCAGTGGGACAAGAAGTCTTAGTTTGTTTTCTGCTTCTCCATATTTTACAACAAGTAATTTTTGTTCTGTTGTTAATTTATCAAAATGTTTCAAGTTAATAATATTGCACATAATCAAATAATCGTTAAAAATTTCTGGATGTTGGGATGCTGTTTCAAAATTATTACTTTCTATAAAATCTTTCAAAAGCCTTTCTTCTTTTGTGACTGGTTCTGCTTTAAAAACATTTGGATTAATTCCAAGTGTTGAGAGATACTGCATGTAAGCATTAATATCAGTTCCGTATCCTTCAATTCCTTTCCTAGAATTGTTTTCAGCATCAACCCACTCGCTATATTTTCCTTCTGGAGCTACACCCGGATTTACATATCTTGCAGGATCATCTTTTCCTTTGTTGTAATCAAACACAAAATATTGTGTTTGTTGGTATTCCATTCTATAAGTCATGAAATAGCTTGGATTATCCCAAGTTACACACCATCCAGAAGATCTATCTTTCTTTTTACCAAACTTATGTGCATCAATATGCTTGTTAGCTTTGAAAACCCAAACATTATCTCCTTTAGCAACAAGAAGATTTGGATATTTTGCTGCTAATGCTATTGGATTTTGAAATACATCATCATAATTATCAACAACAGATTCAGATGAAACGATTGAATGAATAAAAGACGTAAAGTGATTAAAGTCTTCAGGATCTTTATAAATGTCTTCTTTGTGTTTTATTACTGGTTTATCTGTAAAATTAATATTTATTTTATTTTCTTGTACTAAAGTTCTTATTAAGTTCATGGTTTCTTTAAGTTCAGATTCATTTTCATTTTGGTAAAATTCTGCTATTTTAAATTCATTTTTAGTTATTTGGTTGGTTTTTAATTTTTCAAAATAAGGAAGTATTTTTGGATTTACAGGTTTTTCTTCTTTTTCTGGTTTCTGCTTAATCAATGGAAATCTTTGTCTTAATCTAATGAATGCATCTTTTCTATCAATTAGACTTGGATCATCTTCAAGCTCTTTGATAAAAGCAGCAAGTTCAGTTGGTGGTGCTTTATCTCGTTCTAATGCTCCTTTTGTTGTAGCATCTAGTGTTTCTGATAATTTAAACCAAACTTTAAAATTCATAATGTTTATTTATTAGTTAATACAAATTATTTCAAAATCATTAATATCTAATTGTTATAGTTAATGTTTCTCTAAACACATTCAAAATTAATACCATGAAAACGGAAAAAAATATTACTAGATTATTAGAAGTCGCAAAAAGAAGAATAAATCATTTGAATAAAGATGATTTGAATGAAGTAATAAGTTTGAACGAGGACGCAATGAAACGAAAAACAATTACTTTTCAAAACAGTAGACAAAATCTTGCGAAACCCAATAAAATTGTGAAATCTTATGGAGTTGGTAATTCATCTCATTCTGAAAACGACAATAATCCAAGACCACATCAAAGATTTTTAACTAAAGTTAATGGTAATTTTCATCGTTTGGAGACTCCAGAAGAAGGATCTTTTAATGCTGGTATTGTGAGATATGATAAAAATAAATTAATTTGTGTGTACAGACCGGATGAACAAAGTTTTATAGGATGTTATTTGGATAATGACTATAATATTTTAAAAGACAGTTATTATAGTTTTAATATTAAGAATTGTGCAGATCCGAGACTTTTATGGACGAAAGATGGTCGGCTTCTTATGACTTATGCATATATTGATAATTTTGAATTTGATAAAGAATATATTCGTGGCACTGTCATAATGGAAGACAGACTTAGTGGAAAGTTTGTGGAAGATTTGTCATTTAGAATAAGTCCCCCAGATCTTAAAGGTCGGCAGAAAAATTGGATGCCTTTCAATCATAATAATAAAATTTATTTAATATCTTCTGTATGTCCTCATGAAATTTACGAATTTGTTGATGTTAATACTTGCAATAAAGTTTATTCAACGAAATGGTCTAATCCTTGGAGGATCAAGGAAAATCTTCGAGGAAGTACTAATGCAGTAAAATTGCCAGATGGTAATTATTTGTCTACATTTCACACGTCTATGAGACACAAAAATAAGTTTTATTATGATAATGGTTGTTATTTGTTTTCTGGGAAACCTCCATTTAATGTGTTAAAGTGTTCAATTAGGACATATTTGCCAGCTGAAGCGGCATGTGAGCCTCCTTTTAGAAAAGCAAGTGAAATAGTTTGTAATTTTCCGGTTGGTATGATATATGAAAATAATAAAGTTATAATTAGTTATGGAGACAGTGATTCAGTTGTAAAAATAGTTGACTATAAGATAGAAGACTTACTTAGTACTATGGTTGATGTTAACTAAAAACATTGGAGATTGTTATGCAAGATGTTATTTCTGTTAACAATTGTCTTGTTATGAAAAAGATTAAATCCTTGTAATTATTTTTTCATCTTTTAGGTAGTTGGTTAAGGCTACAAGATGTTTACAAAGTCCCGGCACACCACTAGGGTTTGGTGAACGTCCTCTTGGAGATCCTATGGGTTCCTCTGTTCTTAAATTGCTAGTTGGATCAAATAAAGCAGATGCTTTGTGATTCTGTGTATTGAAAGCCCAATAGAAAAATGTGCAGGTGCAAAAAACTTCAGCATCGCTAGTTCTTGGGTTAATTTTAGTAATTTTTTTAATACCAGTAATTGTTTGTACTGGTGTTTTGCCTTTAACGCTGACTTCTGGAAATTTGATAACTGTCTTATAAACGTCTGTTATGCCACCAATTGTTCCTCTGATTACCAGTGAATTTGGAGGTAAAATGTCATATTTTACATCAATAATCTTTACATCATCAGCACTGAGTATTCTACCAGCATGATGAACCGATGTATTTGCAAAAAGTGTTGAAAGATTCATTTCAACCAACCATAAGTCATTCATGTTTTCACCTTATACATTATACTAGTTACACACTCTGTTGTCAATATTGTTTAAACAACTCACCGTTCATTTGATTTACTTTTGACAAAAGCTTTTATTAAATATTTTTTTATCACCTTATATTCTTCTTTTTGGTTGCACATTTCAATATATTTTTCTAAATTTTTTGATTTTTTTGCTAATGATCTAATACTGTTGTAATTTTTGTGATTAAAAGCAGCATCCATAGCGTCTTCAACAAAATCCAATCCATGTTTTATATGCATATCAACTATTTGATAGCTATGTATAGCTGAATTTACAAATGTTTCTTTTGTAAGATTTGCATTTCTTTGAATTGCCTCTCTAGCAAGAGTTTTGCTATTCGCTAATATTGCATAATGCAAAAGAATATTTGGTGATAATCTGTCTTTTATCGCAGAAATATACTTTTGTTCACAAGGAAACCCTTGGATATCGTCTATAACAAATTCTTTATGGCAATCAAGGTAATAAATCATGTTTTTGACATGCTTTTTACTTTGAACATATATTCTGTATACATTTCCCTCTTCGTTAAAGCACACTTCACCAATTTTTTTATCGTGTAGATACATGGAAAATCTATTTTTCTTTTTTAAAAAGAATGTGTCTTTGCCACAAAGTTCTTTATTGCGTAATTCCATAAATCCTCATAGTATTTTAATTGTGTTACAGACTTTATAACCATGTTTTTTTAAAAAACCACTACAATTGCTCTCAATAAATGCTAATTGCTCTTGAGTTATTCTTTCTTTTATGTCTTTATTTGAGTTTGGACTAATGTGATTTGGATGCATTTGAGTTTTGGTTCTATCAAACTCATTATATTTTCTATTTTTAATTTCATCTATTTTATTTAAGATTTCAGGAACATTAATTTTTTCTAATGGCAATTCTAAACATGCAGCTAACTCCAAAATAACTTTTTTTTGATTTTTAAAATATTCTTCATAAACAAAAACGTAATCTGACATATTTATACCATTGTCAATTATTGTTTTAAACGCATTGCAAACATCTTTTAAAATTTCTGGATTATTTATTTTAAACTTTTGATTAAATTCAAAATAACTAGCTATAACATATCTTATATCTCTGATACTTGTTATTTTTTTATGTGACCATGGCAAGTATTTTTCGTTTTTTTCATGTGTTTTTACGATATTATGCTGTTTTTGCATATTTTCTTTAAATAATTCATGCCAAATAGCATAAACATTGTCTTTGCCATGTAATTGCTCAAATAACAGTCTACATATATTGAATAACAATGTGCTACCTGATCGTGGTACAGTTGATAACAAGACATTCATAATTTAATATATTAACTAGGAGGACAAATGTGTTGTGGAAGATCATCTGGAAAATCAAAATCTAAAGGAAAGAGCAGACTTGTAAAGAAAAAGCCTGTTAAACAAGAAAATAAGGAAGAAAAAAAGTGACTATGTTTGAAAAATTTTAAAAATAATATTTTCTATATCGTGTTGTTTAACTGTTAATAATATATAATAAAATGATGCGTCAAAAACTTCTTAATATTGATTATAGTTTTATCATGGCTCCATTTTACCTTATAGGCAATGATGAGCTATTAAAATCACAATTATTGAATTTGAATTATCAGACAGATAATTCTTTTGAGGTTGTTATTCCAGATCCACATTATTCTAAAAGGGGATGGTTATCCGAATTTAGTAAAACACTTCAGTACAATGTTGTCCATTTCCCTTATGTAGTTAATCCAAATGTGCCTAAAACATTTGATTATGGCATATTTAACAATGCAGTTTTGATGTCATCTGCAAATAAAATTATTACATTTCAAGATTGGAGATTTTGTCATCCAGAATTAATCAAAATTTTAAGGCAAATGAGTAATTTTAGTTTTGTTGGATTTGAATGGCAAATACTTTATAAAGATGATTGTTGTATTAAAAACAATAATCATGAAAACCATATAATGACAATATCAGTTAACGAAGCAAACGAAATGTACAAAGAAGGTATATTCCCGAAAATATTATTGGAAGAATCAAAAACTTATAAATTTAACAATTCTTGTTGGGGTCATTATTGCATAGATAGAAGTTTGTGGTTGGAAGTTAATGGAATAGATGAGGTAGTAACTAACACAAGACATTATGCTGATCTAGACTTAAATGCAAGGCTTGAAGAATATTATTTGCGCAACAACAAAAAAGTAGAAATACCAATGATTAAAAATGTAATGGCAAGAATAATGCACAATAAAGGAAATTATTTAGGTGGATCAAGCATAAATTTCGATTTTAAAGTAAACACAAAACATAAAAACTGTTGTTTTGTAACAAACGGATTGATTGATGGGGAGCAACCCATAAATTATGCAAATGACAAAGAATTTATGAAATTTACAGTGAAGAATATAAATTCTGGTAAATATAAGAAGTTATATCAAGTCGATTATGATGCAGATTATTTGAATAATAATAATGGTGAATTTGATACAGATCATGCCACTATAGGATTTGAATGTTTAAAATGTGGTGTAATAAGTGAAACACCGTATTGGTATAAAAAGTCTCCTCACGCAAGAATAAAATCTTTAATTAATATTGGTGCGGGTAAATACAAATTGGGTAGAGATTTAAATCATCTTAATATTTTGATGGAAAATAAAACATTTGAACAAAAAGTAAATATATTAAATAGCTTTTAGGAGAAATAATAAAAATGAAATATCAATTTACAACCGATTGGTTTGGTAATATCGAATTGCAAAATGATTTAATTAAAAGTATAGATTTAGATCCAACCAATGAAATAAATATTTTAGAAATTGGATCTTATGAAGGCAGAAGCACTGTTTGGTTTATAGAAACATATTTACACAATATTAATTCAACGATCACATGTATAGATCCTTGGCTTGACTATTCTCAAGATGAAAAGAGTTTAAATTCCTATAATGCTGTTGATGCTCAATGGAAGTTTGGTTCACTAAAAATTAAGGAAATTTTTGAAAATAACATTCATCTTTCAGGCAAGAAAGATCAAGTTATAATTCACCATGATTTATCGACAAATATTCTTCCCAAGCTTCTTGTAGAAAAGAAAAAATATGATGTTATTTTTATAGATGGGAATCATGTTGCTCCATTCGTAATGATGGATGCTGTACTTTGTTGGAATCTATTAAACAAGAATGGTATAATGATTTTTGATGATTATTTATGGATGCCTAATCTTGACAAAAAACTAAGACCTCAAATGGCTATTGATTATTTTATTGAAGTTTTTGCAGATTATTGCGAAGTTAAACTTAACAACTACAGAAAAGCAATTATAAAAAATTAATTATATTTGATCAGTTATAGTCTCTATATCAACTTTGCTTATTCCCATAAATAAAGGCAAACAAAGTATTCTTTTTGAAATGCTTTCAGATATAGGCATTTCTACATTTTGCAAATAGTTAATTGTATTCAATGAAGGATAAAAATATCTTCTTGGAAATATATTTTTAGAATTTAATTTTTCTACACAAATTAACAAATCATTTTCATTATTAAAAATGATTGGATAATAAGAATAATTTTCTTTTATATTTACATTTTTTCTTGGCTTCCTGATGTAATTTCTTTTGTATGATTTGTACAATAACTTATCATAATATTCAAATGATTGTTTTCTGTTATCTATAATATCATCAATTTCTTCTAATGAACACAGACCCATAGCTGCATTGAATTCTGACATTTTAGAGTTTATGCCTAATGATTCTATCTGATAATTTTTATACCCAAAATTTCCTTTTGTTTTCATTTCTGCCATTTTTGCTTCATCTTTTACATAAATTGCTCCACCTTCAATGGTGTGATAAACTTTTGTAGCATGAAAACTAAGTATAGACATATCACCATATTCTAATATTGATTTTTCTTTATATTTTACGCCGAATGCATGCGCTGCATCAAAAATTAATTTAATATTATTTTCTTTGCAGATTGTTTCTAGTTCTTCCAAGTTTCCTGTATTGCCATAAACATGAGTTGTTAGGACAGCTTTTGTTTTAGGTGTAATTAAACTTTTTATTTTGTTTGTGTCAATAAATAGATATTCTGGATCTATGTCACAAAAAACAGGTTTTAGTTTTGACCAAACGATTGAAGATGTTGTAGCAATAAAAGAAAATGGTGTTGTTATAATTTCGCAATCAGGATCAAATTCATTCAAACACATCAGCAAGCCATTGCTGCAACTATTGACCAAACACAAGTCTTTAACATCCAAGTATTTACATAGTTTTGCTTCAAGTTCTTTATGAAGTGGACCGTAGTTGGTTAAATGGTTTGTATCCCAAATAGTTTTTATTTTATCTATATATTTATTTATATCTGGAAGATAGGGTTTATTGATATTAATCATATAGGTATATATAAATCAATTTTTAAATAATATTGTTTGGATTATTGCACACGTTATGTGTAGGTTTCTTTCTGTATTTGTTTCTTCTTATTTTTTCTTTTTCGTGTCTTAATTTAAATTCTTCTTTTGAAAACCATTTTTCTTTTCCAGCTTCGTTGTATTCCCAGAATATTAAACCAGTTTCTTCATTAATAGTTCCTCTGCGGAGTCTTTTGTTCAAAGCTTGTAGTGCCATCATTCTTTTTGTCTTGTAAAACATGTCTAATTTTCTATAAGATATTGCTCTGCTTTTTTTTCTTTCTTCTAATTTTTTTGCTGAACCAAAATATGGTTTTTTACCAATAAAGAAGCAAACAAATTCTTCTGGGTTATTTGGATTGGGATCACCAAATTTAAGATTAGTTTGAAGTTCTTTAAGTCTTTGGGTCATGTCCTTTCTTCTATCGTTCAATCTTTTTCTGTATTTTTCAAGTTGAGATTTACTTCCCCACACTTCTTTCCCTGAAGTGGAAATGCTCATAAAGTATAAATTTCTGGAACAATCATATTTACCAACATAATTTCTTTCATGTGGTGATTTTTTTGCTTGTAATTTTTTGTATTCTTGTTGGCACATACGAACATATGCTTTTCTTGTATTTTCTCTTTTCTCATACTGTTCTTTTGTCGCCCAAACTTCTTTACCTTTTCTATAAACCCAAAATACTTTACCATCTTCACGGATGGTTCCACGTTTGATATGGTTTTCTCTTTTGTGAGTAAACATATACGTTCCTCTGCTTTTATTACCAGATGATTATTGTAATAAGTTTGGAATTTATGTCAAGTATTTTATTACCAACCAAATTCTTTCAACATGCTGTGTTTAGGTCGATAAATGCTTATCAATTCTTTTTGTTCTAAGTCTTCATTTGGTCTAGAAAATTTCATTTTTATGTTATTTTTAATATTTTCTCTTATTTCATTCTTAATATCGTCCAGTATGACAATTGATGATATTTTTTTATTGTCAAATCCTGCTGGTTGATGTTTATTTTGCATATTCATAACATACAAACACATAGATAGTGCCATAATAGCATCGTCATGCTTACCTTTTTGTGCTTCTGGTCTTTTTGTCGTGTTATTATATTCAAAACAATTCATTTCTTGCAAAAGACGGAACGAATTAATTTTAATTGACTTTTGTAAAATTGCAGTTTGAAAGCTTGTGAGGATTAAAGGTCTGTTTGCAGAGGTAGTTTTGATGCCAATTCTGGCATTTTTTGAATCAGGGTTATTGTAATGAAAATTATCATAATATAATTCATTTTGAAGTGTATTTATCACAGAAAGTCCAGCAGACATTTCTTCTATGATAAGTAATGCGTTGTTGTAAAGGATAGCAAGTTCATATATTACTTGAGCAAATTCATAAGGTGTTATATTATTGGAATAAAACTCAGAAACTTGTTCTTTTGCTTCAATATCAAACACTTGAATGCAAGAATTATCTGCACCTACACCTTCAGAACAGTCTATGCCGAAATAATATTCTTTATTAGCTATTGGTTCCTTCCAAATCCATAATGCTCCTTTGTTTTCGTCATTCATTTCAGGATCATCATTTTTATTTCTATTCTGATATTTTGAAAATAATTTTCTTTTAGGATAATTGTTCTTGACTTCTTCATCTAAACGGGCAAGTTCTCTACCGGGGATGTATGTGTCGCCTGATCCAAGGAAAACTCTTAAAATTTCTTGTAAAAACCCTTTTTCTCCTAACTGAGCCTTTTGTTCTTCAGCCCATTCTGGATTATTTTTAGAATTATAGAAAGGATGTTCATCATAGTCTATATCAATAACGTGAAATTTGTTTCTTTTTTCTTTAGCCGCCATGTAAAGTTCGTAATAATAGTTACCAGTACCGTTTACTGTAGAAATAATTGAACATTTACCACCAGTTGACAGCACTGGGTACATAGCTCTCCAGTGTTTATCCATATCATCAATAAATGCTGCTTCATCGAGGCAAATAAAGGCAACTGACTTTCCACGGGCAGCTTCAGGAGAATAAAATCTAAGGCTTCCTCCAGTTTCTGTGACTTGTTTAAGGTGGTCATTCCATTTACCATCTTTCTTTGGTCTCAACCAATCTGGCAAATTTTCTACAGCTCTATCTACGATGTATCCTGCTTCAACAGCTTCACGGTCAGACTTTGATATAAGCATCATTGAGAAGTCAAGCGTAAACAAAACTTTGTACAATCCATAAAGAAGCGTTACAGTTGTTAATCCACCCTGTCGAAATTTAGAAATAATATTAAATCTATTATCTTCGTAGTCCTTGATTACTCTACTTTGATATTTAAAGATTACAAAAGGCACTAAACCTTTTGTTGGATGTAAAATTTTAATAAATTTATGGCAGAAGTAAGAAAACGACTTTATACACTTGTATGTTTCTTCTTCTTGTTGTTGCTGTGTATATAAATTTAAGTCGTCAAGTGTTTCATCTGGATTTATTTCAATTTGGAATTGATCTAATTGATAAAAATCTTCGTCATACTCGGCAATATAATATTGTTTTAGCGACTTGTACTTTTTGTTCCTGATAATCATTAATAATTATTTAGTATTTTTTTTCAGAAAATAAGCTATATTTATTGCGGAGGGATTGAAAATGGCAAAACTTAGTGATGAATTCATGCGTTTATTGTATTTGGATTTACGCAATGAGCGTAAACACATGTTGTTTTATCTTACCAACTCAGGTTCAATCAAAGGAATTGATGCAATAGAATATATTGAAATGTTTGAAGATGAAGCGAAAGAAGAAATGAATCATGTTAAAGAATTCCAAAACATGATTGTTGGAATTGGTGGTGATCTTAATTGTGCAGAAGCTCATGGTCACGAAAAGTTTGAAATTTTTACATCTCCTAACGAATCTTTAAAATACGCTTTAACAATGGAAGAAGAAGTCGTAGATAACTATGTAAATAGAATTGAGTCTCTTGATAATCTGCATGACAGGGTCATAAAAAAGTGGTTAGAAGTTTTTTATGAGAAACAAATAGAAAAAAGTCAAGCTGATGTAGATAAATACAAGAGGCTTCTAAATTATTAAGGTAAACCTATGCCATTTTTCATGAATGTTTTTGATTTTGAATTTCGTGGTAGTTTGCTATCAGCAGATAGGCAGTACCAACAAACATTTAAAGTTAAAGCTAATGCCAATAGATCAGATTATATTCTCAGCGGAAACACTGAGCCATATGATTTTTCAAGTGAAACTAATTTGACAATATCTTTTTGCTATGATGCAGGACAGGTTAACTATGCAAGTGTTACTGTTGATGTATCTGGGTCTAGTGCTTCTGAAACAACAGCTTTAGAAGTTGTAACCAAGCTGAATGCAAATAATATGTTCTCCACATTCTTTGTGGCATCAGTTTTCAAAACTAATAATATTGGTGTAACTGAAAATAAAGTTCTTATTAAGTCAAAGAAGCCAAAGTCTAATTTTAAAGCATATGTTGTAAATTCAAGTGCAGAAGGATTTATTCAGTTTAACAAAAATGCACCTATTGTAGAATTGCCAACTTATTTCACAAGATACGATATTTCTCAAAGATTTAACTTTCCTGATCTAGGGTCAGAAAGAGTTATTTTACTAGATACAAGTAATTCAATTGAAGCTGATTACATAGATGCTGCTGGATTTGACCATTCTGCTCCAAGTGCAGATTGGCAGCTTCTTAAGGGTTGTAATGACCAGTACATGTTCACAAAGAAGGTCTACACCAGCGGCTTGATTGTTGCTGAGATAAAATATCCTGCTGGTGCTTCTGAAGGTGATGCTGCACTAAAGACTACTTATGAATATGATGGATCTGATTTGGTTGGTGTTTGTCAAATTCCATATATAATTTCAAGTGGTGACTTAATTTCACCAGTTTAAGGCATTTTTTATAGTAGTCCCCATTTTTCTTTCAATCTTTCAACCTCTTTGTCTTCTTCTTTTTGCATTTCAGAAGACATTTTTTTCTTGTTATTTTCCTGTTGTCTTTCTATTTTTTTAATTGCTTTGGTATAAAGTGATTCAATATTCTTTTCCCATTCGTTTAATGGGTTATAAGCAAGCAATTCTCCATCTATTTCTTGGTAAACGACTCTATTTTGCCAAAAAACCTTCAAACTATTGTCGTATTCCTTTTGAACTATTTCTAATGGAATTCCCATTCTCAAGCCATCAAAACTATAACCTATAATGGTGCTAGTATGATTTATGTCAAACTCAGGGACTTCTTTTTCTTCAATATCTTCATACATGCTTCTTATGGAATTGCCAGAAAAGCTATCTTGAATTATTTCTGAACCGAAAACTTTAGAAATTATTGATATTTTGCCTGTATTTCCGAAGAAATCCTTTTGAACTGCTTCCGCCATTCTGAGTTCAACAATTTTTTCTTCAATGTTTTGCATGACAATTATAAATAAGTAATAGGCGCAAATATTTAAGGAGGAACATGGCTAGCAAAAAGAAAAATATGGTTAATCCAAAGTCATCAGTTGCGGCAAAACAAAATATTAAATACTATCTAAACGACCCAACAACTCCAACTTTGATGGAAACGGTTAGTTTCACACCATCAACTTTGTTCAGTACTGTCGGATATACTGGACCTAATGAAAACTTTTCAAGCTTAAATGGTTTAGCATCAAATGCTTTAGGAACTTTGATGTTTGCAATGAATAATTTTTATAACAGTTATTCTCTTAACAAAATAAACGCATGGTCAAAGACAAAAACACTAATAATTAAGCCAAATGCTGGTCAAATGCCAAATGCTTATTATGACAGAGCAGGTTTAAGTTTCTTTTGGTTTAATGGTAGAGATGGTAAAAAGATTTATACAGCTTTATCAGCAGATGTTATAACACATGAATTGGGTCATGCTGTTCTTGATTATTTAAGACCAGATTTTTGGTCAGTTGGGTCTATGGAAATTTGGGCATTCCATGAGGCATTTGGTGATGTGTTTGCATTTTTAGCTTCTTTGCATCATGATGCAATAATTGACTTCATGATCAAAGAAACAAAAGGAGACCTATTTGAAAGCAGCATAGTTTCTAAGTTGGCTGAACAGTTTGGTACTGGAATTGGCATGAATGGATATCTAAGAAATGTTGACAATGATATTAATTACGTTAATCCCAGCACTTTGGCGAGTGTAAGCACAAATAGAGAAGCTTTGACAAAAGAACCTCATAATTTTTCAAGAGTTATGAGTGGTGCTTTGTATAGAATTTTTGCTGAAATTTACACTTCAAAGGGTAAAAATGTTGCAGCTGTTAAATTAGCTCGTGATTTTGTTCGTGACACTTTGTTCCGTTGTATCAAATTTGTACCATCAGTTCCAAATTTTTACACTGCATTTGCTAAAGTTTTCTGTGATTTTGGCAAAAAAATTAATCCGCAACTTGCAGAAATTGCTAAAAGTGTTTTTGTAGCAAAAAATATGATGCCTATATCTTCTGTAAAGATGGATATTCATGAAAACAAAGAAAAAATTAAGCTAAGAGAGGAAAAGGAGGAAATGTTTACAATGATGAAGTTTGAATATCAAGCTAATCTTAGTGACATTCTTCATGTTGAGGATGAAAAATATAAAAACCTTAAAATTAGATTGCCTGTTGATGATTTAACATACGATGCTGGCAATGGTGTGATGGGCATGATTGATTCTGACATTAATGAATCGATCAAATGTGGTCAGCAAGCAGCAAAATACATTATTTACAACAATCTGCTTGATACAACTTGGAGAATTGATGAAAATGGGTTGTTAAGAAGGACAATGATTAGCTGTGATGGTTTTATTGATAACTGTACCCTCCCTAACTCACCAGAATATGGTAAGTGCTGGAAATACAGGGTTAGCGGATGTGGCTGTGGTGGACCTTATGGATGCCCAGAAATTGAAGAAAAAGTTGCACCAGTGGTAAAAAATAATTGTTCTTCAAACTATGTTATCAAGTGTGCTAACACAAGAGTTAGTGCATGTGCTAACTAGTTGAGGTAATTATGAGTAGCTATGATTTTGAAGAGTATTTAGATAAAATGTTTAGCGGCATCGTAGTCGATGGTGATGAAGACGACTACGATGATAATTATGATGACAACTTTAATGATGACATCTTTGATGATGAAAATTATCCAGAAGAAGAAGATTATGAAAGCGAAGATTACGACGAAGAAGATGATGAAGAAGATTAAAAACTAATTATTTTTTTTTATTTTTAAATTTATTTTTCTTGACTGGAAGCATGGTGGGGTCAATATATTGTTTGACTGATCCAATTGGCTCCTCTCCGCTTCTATGTATTCCTTCGATTGGACCTTTGTAGACAGCAATTAATCCTGCTGTGGGTTGAAGCTGTGGTTCTAGCCAAGAATCCGTGGCTATTTCAGACAATTGCAAGAATTTTTTGAATGATGTCATTAATCTATTTATGATTTAATCTCAAAAATAAAATTTATTTGATAAATAGATTTATGCCAATAGATCCAAATAACTTTACGCAACTGAATGTAGGCGAACAAGGTTCGATAATGGATGAAACAGCCGTTGACTACGGCGATGTTTCACCAATAGTAAATCCTTACCCATTAGCCTCTGGTTCTCCTGTTTTTCGACGCAGGTCAAGAATTGTTCTTGCTGGTCAAGGTCTTTATGAAATATGCAATGTTTCTAATGATAATTTAAACGGTAATGAATATGGCGTTGCAGTAAGACCAATCATAAGAGCTTATGCTAATCCCATCAATGAATTTGACAATGCCAATGGAATAGCACCAAATACGCCTACAACTGTTGTTAGTTACGAGGTGCCTTCATCAAAAGTGTTCTCTTTCATGGGATGCAAAGTGAGTGGTGATGTAGGTGCCAAATTTACACTTTTTGTAGATGCTTCAGAAGTTTATACTTTAAGAACAACCAATGCCAATCTTGATGGAATAATTTATTTTAATACGCCAGTTTTTGAAGTTAATGCCGGAAGCGTTATATTAATTCAAGTGGTATACTACAATAATAATGCAACAACATGTGACTTTGAAGGAACCATAATAGGTTTTAATACTACAACATGACAACAAAACAATTCGCAAATTGGCTTTCGACCATTGAAGGCATAACAGTAATATCTATTGAAAAAGATAAAGTTTATTTTTTCATTACTAAAGAACAATTAGTTGTTAAAGTTACTAAAACAGCCAATGAATCTGACAATTTCCTATCACTTCATAGTGATGCTATAAAAATGATGTTTTGCCTTCATAATCATAAATTTGAAAAATTTATTGAATTGTTTGAAGGTAAAAAGTTTGAAAGTTCTATTCCTGATTTGTCTTTGGTTACCGTAGAACAAATGATTGATGAATTGAAAAAAAGAAAAAACATTTCATTTGCATTCATAATGACAGAACATACAAGTGTTGACAATCTTTCTTTAGAAGCAAGCGGAAATCCCACGTTTATATGTGGATTATTAGCTAGAGCAACAAATTTAGCTGCCAAGTATGCTGATAAAAACATTAATTATTATCAGACTGGTGAAGAAATACAGGATGAAGAAGAAGAAGACGATTCGCCTTATTAAGGAATAAACTCATCCAACTTGTCTTGAATGATCAGTTGTCTGACTTTTTCAATTGCAATTTCTTTTTCTTCTTCTGAAAGATTTGAATCATTCAATTTTGGATAAACGTGGTTTTTGAGAAACTTTTTATACAAAAATCCTTTTTTACGAGCTGATTTTTTTATTAGTCCTTTTGCTGTATTGCAATTTTTGTAAAGAAAGATAAAAATTTCTACAACTGTAAGGACAACTGTTAATATTACAACAGAAAACTTTTCATCGTTTTCAAATTCAGATTGAATAGTTTGTTTTAATTTGATTTCGTTCATATCTTATATTAGTTACTAATTTAGAATATGTTTACACAAAACTTATTCACGTTGGTTTTAACTTTTGGAACGGCGCTTGTAAGTATTTGGGCGCTTTTCAAATATGTCATAATGATGGAGATGCGTCTTGAACCTGCAATATTCAAACACATATACAGTTCTCTTGATGTTGCTACTTGTAAAATAATATTTTCAGAAGAAATAAAAATTGAAAATAGGTCAGCTTTAGAATTTTCAGCAATTATCAAATACAAAGAATCGCCTTTTTTCTGGGTTAACCATGGAGAAAGGTTATTAAATGCAGGATGGCAAGGTAAGGATCAAACAACAAGAATAACTTTCATGCGATGGCAATATGGTGAAGTAAGAAAATTTTTAAGAGATCTTTGTGATTATACAATCAACCACAGAACAGAAATGCCTGTTTATGTGTTAACTCCGCACTATGTTGATAATATTGGTAAGATTAAGAGTAAATCAATTGTTCCGATTCAACCTAAAGAAATATGGAAAGACATTGAAGAGCAAATTGAGCTTTGTCTGAGTGAAGATGATAAAAAATTAGGTCTTATCCTTCATGGTAAACCGGGCAATGGAAAAACAAGCTTTATAAAATATGTTTCAGAAAAATACAAATTACCAACATATTATGTGACATTTTCGCCTGAATATGACAACATTCATTTAATGATAATGTTTTCTCAAATTCCAGCCAGATCCCTTGTTATATTAGAAGATTTTGATTCATATTTCAACAAAAGAACATGTGTAATGCAAAATTCTTCAATTGGAATCAATGCCCCAAAATTTACCTTTGACACAATTCTTAATTCACTTGATGGTGTTTACACTTCGTTTGATAAAACTATTTTTATATTAACAGCAAATGATATTGAAAAAGTTGACGAGTCTCTTAAGCACAGACCATCAAGATTTAAGATAGTCAGAGAATTCCCTGATCCTAATGCAGAAATAATTAATAGGTTCATACCTGAGCCTTGGAACAAACATGTTAAAGATGTTAATTTTGATCAATTGATTAGATTAGCAGAATTTAAGAATCAAGGATACAGTTTAAGCAAGAGCTTAAGCATGCTGTCTTTGTCATTGCCGCAAGAAGTTTTTGATATTGCAAGAAAAATATATGAAGATCGCCTTCTAAATAACATTGAAGGCAATGCTGATGATGATTTCTTAAAAGCTTGTCAACAATTTGATGAAATGAATAAATAAATTATGAAAATCAGTGAAGTTAAAATATTTTTAGAAGATTACCACATGGCTTTAATTTCTTCATCAAATGATGAACAATGGCTAGCTAACGCAACTAATTATCCAGAAATTTTTCAATCATATTTTGAAACAAAAAACAACATTGACATTGTCAGCGACAGCAAATTAATAGAAAATATTATTTCATACAAAAATAAAAATAAATTAAATTATATTCCTGAAAATGTAATTAATTTTGAAGATTGTAAAAAAGAATTTATCAAAAACAATATAAGCGAAACATATCAGAAAACATCTTATTATGCAAACATGATATTGAATCTTATAAAAGAATTTAGCATGAATACTAGAAAGTTTGGATCTTATAAAATTTGTCCTTTGCCAGAAAATGAGGATGATACTTATCTTCCAATTAAAAAATTCAAAATGGTTTGTGATGGCAATGATTGCAAGGCTACAATCGTAAGAGGTGGTTTAAGGATTGAGGGTGATGATGATATGTCTGATTATTTTAATAAAAGAATAATGAGTAAATTTATGAAAACTGGTTATACAGATGAAATTCCAAATGAAAAAGAAAATCGTAGAAGATTAATTTTCTTAAAAGCAATTCCTCTTGAAAATATTAAAAGTTTATCAAAAACAACTGGTAAGTATAAGTTGAAATTTTTAGGTAATCAAACTGTAAGCGATAATGACAATGAATTTTCCATTACAGATGAACCAATATCTGTTAGTTACATAGGTAAACCATGAAAAAGAACATAACTGACAAGATTGTTGGCTTGGAAAGAATTTATAGGGAAATACCTGATGATTTTGTGTTGCAAGAAGCCAGAATATTCTTGCGTAGAGCAATTAATGAAATGAAAGAAATCCAAAGTAAAAGAGATAGAAGAGAAAAATTGCAACAAACTCAACAAATTCAAAGTAGCTATGCAAATCCTGAAGGAGCTAAAATAGCATTGAAAGAAATTGATCGTCTTATTGCTTTGGAGAATAAAAAATTAGAAAAACCTGAAAAAGAAAATCCATCAGACAACGATCAGTTTTTGATCGGTTAAAAGTTTACTTCCAAATTTTCTTTTTATTAAAGAAAAATAGTAATCACTCTTATTATCGAAACATTTTTCTATTTTTACTGAATATTCCTTTGGTTCTACAAGAATTTGATCAAGATCAAGCCTTTTTTCAATATTGGTTAAAAGATTTGGAAAGTTTTTACCATTGTTGAAAAATATAATGCAATTTTCGCAATAATGAAGCATTTCGTATATCCTGCGGAGTCTATAATTCACATAAGATGGATTTTTTTCTCCAATAATATCATCAAAATAAAATATAAAAAAATGTTTTTTTAAAACATTAGTAGAAGCTAATTCATAATTTTCCAAACAAATGTCATAAAACCAAGCACCACCAAATTTGTATTTATGGTTTTTTTGGAGATCAATAACATCATGACAATTTAAATAAGTGTTCTTTATTGTGCTATCTTTTACGACTTTTTGTAATTTGGGATGCGAGGAAAGCGTTTTATCTAACTTGTTGTGAGAAGAGCCATGATAACTTATAATGAAAAAACTTTCCATATTATTATTTAGTTTTGTTTTGCTAATTTGACAAACTGTTTTTAACAGTAGCAAATTTTTAAAAAAAAGACTAAATAACTTGATTAGATACATCAGGAATTAAGAGAAATTATGCCTACGCCACTTTGGTCAGACATCTTTAAGACTTTCACTTATGCGTTTTCATCAGACCCGCTAAGCAGAAAGCTACAATCTAAGGAGATTGTCGGTGCTGGTATTATCAGTCCCGATTCTATTCCCAGTATTTCTCCAGATGGATCTTATTGGAATGGACAAGATAACAGACTTATTCGTCTTCGTGAAACGCAAGACTTTGTTGACTTGTCTACAGTAAGTAATAGAATTTCTAGATATAAAGAATATGAAAGACTAAGAGCAGTTCCTGAAGTTGAAACATGTTTGACCATATTTTCTGATGAAGCATGCGTAGCAGGTAATACCAAGGTAGCTACACCTTTTGGATTTAAAACAATCAAAACGCTAACAGAAGAAAATGCAAATGACAAATTTTTAGTTTATTGTTACGATTTTAAGAAAAAAGATTACACTTTAGGATGGGCACATCATCCAAGAAAAACCAAGACATCTGAGACGGTTGAATTGATTTTTGACAATGGTGGCAAAATAGAATGTACGCCAGATCACAAATTGCTTCTTCGCACAGGCGAATGGATTCAAGCAGAAAATATTAAAGTTGGCGATAATTTGATGCCATTCTATCGTGAAAAGCCAAATTTAGAATATAACAAGCTTTTAAGTGGTCAATTCCCAAGAATTTTTACTTTTAACAATGGTTGGGTTACTGAAAGACAACTAGTTGACGAGTGGAGAACTAGCAAACCAATAGATAAATATCAAATTATAAATATTTATACAAGATTAATTAATCAAGGCATGTCAATGGACAAAATTCTTGCCATGGTTGAAGAAACTTGGGTTACTGTTAAAGCCAGACTAAGGAAAGCTGGTTTCACTTACAAGGAACTTAAATATCTTTCTAAGAATAAAAGCGACAGCAGAAAAGTAATTGGTAAATTTAAAGGAATTAACCAAGATGTTTATGATTTAACTGTTGAAGAACATCATAATTTTGCAACAGATCATACGATTGTTCATAATTGCCAAAAAGATGAATATGGCAATGTGTTGAAAATAGAAGCGGAAAATGATGATGTCAGAAAAGAAGTTGAATTTCTTTTAATGTCTCGTCAAATGCTTAACTTCAACAAAAGAATATGGGCAGATTTCAAAAGTCTATTGATTTATGGCGATTTATTTTACGAACTTGTTACAGATCTTGACTCTCCAAATGAAGGCATTTTAAAAGTTCAAAGACTTCCTCCAGAAAGCATTTATAGAATAGAAACGACAAAAGGCAAAGTGATTGAATTCCAGCAATCAAAAGAAGGACCAGATTACCAGTCATTAGTTCGTGCTCCTGTTACTGTTGCTAGTGATCAAGAAATACAAATGGCAACTGCTATTAGATTTGCTCCTGAGCAAATCGTTCACATGAGAATTAATGAAGATAGAAGGCAATTCTATCCATATGGAAGTTCAATTATTGAGCCAGCTAGAGGTCCAGCATATCAGCTTAGATTGATGGAAGACAGTATGTTGACATATCGTCTCGCAAGAGCGCCTGAACGCAGAGTGTTTTATATTGATGTTGGTCAACTTCCCGGTTTTAAAGCTGAGGCATTCATAGAAAGAATGAAAGATCAATTCCGTAAAAGAAAAATTAGCTTAAATCAAAATGGCTTCAGCGGATCTTCTTCAGTGGAAGAAAGATATCAGCCACCTGCTGTTGAAGAAGATTATTGGATTCCAACTAGACCGAACTCAAATACTAGGATTGACACTTTACCGGGTGCCCAGAATTTGGGAGAAATTGATGATGCAATTTATTTTAGATTAAAATTAATGACAGCTCTTAACTTTCCTAAAAATTATCTAAATGTTGATGATCCTGCACAGAGTAAGATCACTTTGAGTTCACAAGATGTTAAATTTGCAAGAACAGTTGAACGATATCAAGCTTCTTTAGAAGATGGAATTTATGAAATTGCACAAAGACATTTGCATATGCGTGGATTTCCGCCAGAAACATATGATGATCTGAAAATTTCAATGACTCCTCCAAGCGAATGGAGAGAACTTAGTAGAGCTGAAATTGTTAATAATAGGATTCAGAATGTAACAAGTCTTAAATCTGCTGGATTAATCAGTGATTATGACTTAATGCGTTTCTGGATGCATTATTCAGAAGAAGAAACCAAAGACATGCTTGCAAGAAGCAAATTGCAGAAACTTGAAGAAGCAAGGTTGCAAGTCTTGCAACAAAATCCTCAACTTCTTGGTGTTGGTATTCCGGCTGGTGATGAAGAGCAGGTTGGAGCAACAGATAAAGGACCAAATAGTCAGCTTGAAGTTCCGGCAGAACCGCCACCACCAGAATTATCCCCAGAAGGAAGTCCTGCTGGAGCTGCACCACCAGAAATGGGGGCACCAGCACCTCCATCAGCACCTATGTCTGGAGGACCGCCCCTTCCAGAACCTAATGAAGAAGACATTCTTAAGTATGATCTTCAAATTCAAGATTATGCTAGCGAAGAAGACAACGAAAGCCAAGATTATAGCATTGAGTAAAGTTAACGGAAACCAAGTCTTAGCCACCCATATTGGGTGGTAAATTGTTAGGTTTATCTAATGCGCCCTGCAATTGTCCTAGTCCTTCATCTTTTTCATTTTGTTTAATACCGTTTTGTAGATTTTGCATCATATTATTCAAATTATTATCTTTAACATCAGAAATAAACACTTTTGTGGCTTCCATAAACTTTTTAAAATAATTAGGATTATTCAAAATAATATTAATTATTTCTTTTAATTCCATAACCTTTTTAACCATTTTATCTGGTACAACTTGTTGATTTTGATCGATATTTTCGTTATATCCAAATCTTTGCTTGATAAAATTGCTGAATGTTTGCATGTTTACCTTCTTTTTTTATGAGCTACTGCATAGATATGAGTTAGGATTCAAAAAATTCTCACTTTATGTGAATTAAACATTGTTTTTTTGGGAGTAAAAATGAAGAGAAAACTCATCGATTATGATGTCTTCAAGCAGATTGAGCGCAAATTTCTTCAGACAGCTGAAAAAGAATTAAATGAAGCTGCCGATGCTATTGCCTCTGCTCTTGGTAAAGACAATATTGCTTTGTTTGGCATTACCGAAAACGAAGCTACTTTTGCCACTGATCAAGGCACACTGGTTCACGCAACTTATATTATTGATGATGCAAAGCTTTTGCTTGAAAACATCGAAGAATTAGTTGTTGATGAATCTTCACAAATCAATGAAGGCAAGAGGATTATTGATAGAATGGTTGATTCCATTCTTGACGAGAATAAAGGAAGCGCAAGCGACCTTTTCTCTAGCTATTTCAGCCTTCCTTATGTTCGTGTTAGTCTTCAAGAAGGTGTTATTAATGAAGCTAAGAAACACGGTAAAGGCAAGATTCCTCCTCAGCTTGCAGCTTATCTTAAGAAGAAATCAAAGAAAGGTAGCAAGAAGAGCAAAAAGAAGGATGACAAGCGAGATGAATTAGTCAAAAAGCATTCTTCAAAGAAGATGGCTAGCCTTGCAAAGAAAGCTAGTTCCAAATCATTGAAGGAATGGGCAACTGTTTCTAAGAATATTTTTGATTATATTGACTTTAGAACTTTTGGCGCTCCTACTTTGAGTGAAACAGTTAAGGACAAGCTTGGTAATGTTATTACTTTGGCTGTTCCTCGTTCACAGCTTAAGAACGAAGCGAAGATTCTTTCTTTCAGCTGGAAAACTCTTAACACTGATGTTATGCACCAAAGAGATCTTATGAGACTTCTGGGTCATAACGCTCATTGGGGTCTTGCATGCAAAGATATGAAGAGATGCAATGGTATGAGTGATGTATCAAAGCTTCAGGAAACAATTGAAAATGTAGTTTCCGCTTTCCCCGGTGTAATTTATTTAACCGAAAGCGAATTAGCTAAGTTGATTAATGACACATTGGTTAGAGAAAATGTCAAGAATTTTGATGATGATTCTTGCTTCTTCTTAGCTGAAGGTGTTCTTAGAACTTGCTATGACAATTACAAGGACAAAGTGAATCAGATATTCAAATTGGCTGATATGTTTGAATCTGATAGTTATGAAGGTTTCAAGCATGCTTCTCAAATCATGGTTGAAAAGCTTGATGAATCTGCTCACGCAGAAAAGATGGCTTTTGAAGATACTTACAAGGCTCTTAACGGTCTTGCACATATCGCAGAACATTTTGGGGATGCTTCTATCAAGCATGAAATTGCTGGATACATGGGAGATATTGAGAATGCCTTGATTGGCAGAAAGTCTTTTGACCTTGATATTCTCGAAGAAGCAGCTGCTATGCTTAAAGCTGCCGCTAATCTTCCTATGAGTGGCGATTGGCATGTATCTGACAAAGTTGGTAATACTGTAACAGGTGATATCGAATCTATGTCAAGATACAGTAAAATTGATGGTACTCCCGGCAAGTATGCTTCAACAAGATCACCTTTCGTTAGCAATGGTAAGGCTTATGACAAGCAAGGTATTGAAGACCTTAAGCGTGGTTATTTGACTCATGATGGTTCTGACGTTTATCCAAATGTCAAGAATCCTTATGTACCCAAGGCTGGCGATTACAAGATTCATGGCGAAAAAACTATCGATTCCGACAGCGATGTTCTTGGTCATGACGATGGTCCCGGAACTTGGGATAAGTTGAAAAATCCTTACATTCCATCGAATGGAATGACATTGGCTCATAGCTTCAAACTGCTCAAGGGCAGCGAAAGGGGTTGATGTGACTATGCTACTTGTGGACTGCTGTTCTAACGGCGGCATTCACATGGGTCTGAATGAGTCTACAACTGGTGGACTCACCAGATTTCGTGGGAAGTTTCAGCAAGCCGATGAAATTAACAAAAACAATAGATGCTACACTTACGGCGTTTTAAACAAAAACATGCAAGACTTAGTCGAATGCGTTAACGCAAGAGGTTTGGTCGGTGAATTAGACCATCCTTCAGATTCTATCATTCATTTTGAAAAAGCATCCCATGTCGTAACAAAGTTATGGTGGGAAGGCAAGTCCTTGATGGGTGAGGGTGAAATCCTTAACACTCCACATGGTAAGATCCTAAAAGCTCTTATTAACGATGGTGTCCGTGTAGGAATTTCATCCAGAGGCGTTGGTAACGGCACAACAAATGATAAAGGCGTGTTAATGATTACAGAATCATACAAGCTAATTACATTTGATGCTGTTGCTGATCCATCAACTTATCAGGCATTTCAAAGGAAAATTACGAAGGAAAATTATAATCCTAATAATTTTACCACAAAAAATGAAAGTAGAAGCATACATAGTGTTAATAAGGACGCACTTATAGCTTGCTTAGGTGGATTAATTAAGAATAAAACCAGTAACATAATAGGGAGACTGTGAGATGAACAAGATTTTTAATTCTTTGAAGAACCTTCTTCCAGCAGAACATATTAACGAAGTTTCTCATGCTGTTAATGAAATGTTGGAAGAATCTAAGAAAGAAATGGAAGCTGAGTATAATAAGAATCTAGAAGAAGCTTATATGCAGCTTACCAGCGAACTTTCTCAAGCTGAAAAAACCGCCTATCATGGCTATAATGAGGCTTACGCAATCATTAACGACCTTCAAAACAGACTCGGAAATCAGAAATCTGAATTCGAGAACGCTCTTGAAGAGGGTTATGAAGAAGCCTACCAGATGCTTCTTGCAGAAAGAAACAGCAAGAACAGCGTTGAAAGCGACCTATACGAAGAGTATGATGGTAAGCTTAAGGAAATGAAAGAATACATTGTTGACAAGGTTGACGAATTCCTCCAAGTCAAGGGTGTTGAAATTTACGAGCAGGCGAAGAGAGATCTTCTTGCTGATCCTCGTATTGTTGAACACAAAGTTGCACTCGATAAGATTGTTAATATCGCTTCTGATTACATCGCTGGCGATGAACAATTCTTCTCAACTTCCGGCAAGCTTGAAGAAGCTCGCAAGTCTACAGAAGATCTTAAGGGTCAGCTAAGAATCATGGAAGCAAGGAACATTCGTCTTTCAACTGAGAATACGAAGTTGAATGAAAGTGTTCGTAGAGCTTCTGAAGTCATTGGTGAACATCGTGTTGATCGCACAAGAAGAGTCATCAGTGAGCAGAAAGAGCGTGGTATGAAAGCAAGAGTTGCAAGCGGGAGAGGTCAGTTAGTAACTGAGAATGTTCAGGTTATTTCTGAATCAAACTCAGCGAATGTGGACAACGATCTTCTCGTTCTTTCAGGAGTCAAGAAATCTAAGTAAGTTTTATAATAAAGAAAGGTAACTACAATGAGTCTCAATTCAACTTATTTGAACGAAGCTAAAGAACTGGAGAGCCGTTGGGCAAAAACTGGTCTTCTCAGGGGTATCGAAGATACTCATACCCGTGCTGCAACCGCAGTGCTTCTTGAGAACCAACGCCTAATGCTCGAAAGAGAAAAGCTATTTAACGAAGTGTCAACCGACACCGCAGATGTCGCACAGTTCAAGAGGATTTCAATTCCTCTCGTGCGCAGAATTTACCCACAGCTTATCGCTAACAAGATTGTAAGCGTTCAGCCACTACTCGGACCAACCGGTTTGGTGTACTATCTCCGTTTCCGTTATTCTTCCAACAAGGGTAGCGTTCGTGGAGCTAGCAACAACGGTGGTTTCCCCGGAGACGATATTAATTCACTCCAGCAGCTTGCTGATGGTACTGCTAACCTCGATGTTTATTATTCTTCACAGTTTATTAACAACGAATCAACCAGCATCGATGCAGGCGCAGATGTTAATAGCGTATTCAGCCCACTTGAACACACTCCAATCCTCGCAGGCACCATCACTGGTACTGTCTATGACGGTTCAACCGCTGTTCAGACATTCGTTGTCTCTTCAAACGGCACCTTCAGCTTTACCGCAATTGGTTCACCTACTAACAGAGCAACAGCTGGTAGCATCGATCTTACCACTGGCGAATTCACACTCACTTGGGATAATGCACCCGGTCCAAACAACTGCACAATCTCTTATGAGTACAATATGGAGTGCAATCAGGATCTTCCTGAAATCAATCTCGTAATTGAATCAGAAGATATCGTTGCTAAGACCCGCAAGCTCAAGGCTGTATGGTCTTATGAAGCACAGCAGGATCTCCGTAGTCAGCACAATCTTGATGCTGAAGCTGAGTTGACCGCTGTTCTTGCACAGGAAATCAACCTCGAAATCGACCGTGAAGTTCTTGGTGACCTTCGTAACAACGCAGGTACGGTTTCAGCTTGGGACTTCTCAACTGCAATCGGTCAGACCATCAAGGAAAAGTACGAAGCCCTTTATGTTAAGATCATCGAAGTTTCTAACGTCATCCACAGAAAGACCCTCCGTGGCGGCGCTAACTTCATCGTGACCTCACCTGAAGTTGCTTCAATCTTCGAAACAGCAACCGCTGGTTTCGCTCCTGCTCCTTCTGAGACCTTCACAAGCTCACTCGGCGTTCAGTATGTCGGTACGGTCGCTAACCGTTATCGTCTATACAAAGATCCACTCTTCCCAAGCAATCAGTTGCTTATGGGTTATAAGGGCGACAGCTACATGGACAGCGGTTACTTCTACTGCCCATACGTTCCACTCACCCAGACCCCAGTTGTACTCGACCCAGAGTCCTTCTGCCCAAGACGTGGTTTGCTTGTTCGATACGGAAAAAAGTTGTTACGAGAAGGTGCAAAGTTCTATGCCCGCTTATCAATTGCAAACTTCCGTGTGTAGTATTTAATCAAAAGATATCTCAAGGTATCAGAAACCCGGCTTATAGCCGGGTTTATTTTTTTTATGTGGTATGAAAAAATTAGCCATAGAGAGACGAGCATAGAACCTATTTCTAAATGATATTGGTTCATAGTTTAAATTATAATTAATTCAAACTATTTGTCAAGATTAATCTGCATCTATGCTATCTTCGTTTCTTGACTTCTTTAATTAAATTTTTAATTAATTTGATTGCCTTGTCAATTAAATCACTTTTACGAACATCAATGTTGCTTTGACTATATTTTTCTTTATATCCAA